AGGGCTGAAAAGCCTGCACAACCAGCAGATGACAGCAGCCCTGTCATGAATGCCATTAGGGGTTTTTCTGCCCGTGGCAATCAAGCAATGACTGCCATGAATCCATTTGCCACAAAAGAAGATGCAGCCAGGATTGCGGCTGAACAGGAATGGGTTAAGCAGCACGAAGGCGCGGGTGTTGGTGAAACACTGGCAGACATGGCGATTACAGCCCCAGTTGGCGGCCTGCAAGGCGCAGGCATGAGGATGCTTGGCACTGGACTTGTCGAAGCTGGAACGCACATGGGCGGCCTGTCAGACAAAGCAAAAGAAATGGCGCAGAGTGCCATTGGCGCGGGTGTTGGCGAAGGTGCTGCAAAGGTCATCGGCTACTTGGCGCAACCATTTAAAAAGCCAGTCGGCAATGCCATTGATGACGTAACAGAGGCGCTAAGAGAAAAGGCGCGATCAATCGGTATGCCTTTAAGCGCAGCCAATGAAACCGGCAATAAATTCCTGAGTGCTGTAGATGTGCAACTAGGCAAGATTCCATCGTCTTCTGATTATCAGCGACAGATGAAAGACTTGCAGCGGCTTAAATGGCAAGAAGCGTTATTCAGCCAAGGCGGCGAAAGCGCAAACATGGCAACGCCTGAAGTTATGGGCGGCATGAAGGACAGGATTAGCGGCGTTTATAGGGATGTTTCTAGTCGCAACAGTCTATTGGTTGATCAGCAATTTAAAAGCGATTTGGCAGACGTTGAAAGCAAACTGCTGTCAAGAATACCGACTAATCAAAAGCCAATTGTCGAAAGCTATTTAAAAGACTTTGGGACAGCACCAGAAGGCGCAGCCATTTCAGGTGTTGAGTATCAAGATATTAGATCAATGCTTGATAAGCAATCAAAGTCATTTAAAAACAGTGATCCAGCGACAGCAGATGCACTAAAGAAAATAAGAGATGCGGCAGATTCAGCGATGGAAAGAAGCCTGGTCGGGCCAAATCCAAGCGCTTTGCCAAACACCAATGGCGCAGCAGACCTGGCTGCGTGGAAAAAGGCTAATAACGATTACGCTGTTATGAAAGCCATTGAAAAAGGTGTTGACCCTGAAACAGGGACAATTAGGCCAAATCTTGTATTAAATGGTTTAAAGCAGCGTGATGCAAATCGTCTTATTTACGGCAAAGGTGATCAGGAATTAAACGACATTGTAAAAGTCGGCAAGGCATTTGTTCCTGATAAATCACCTGATTCTGGAACGGCTATCAACTCCAAAATAGCGCAATGGCTGACAGGCGCAGGCTTAACGGGTGGAGTGTTGGCTGATGGTAACGTAACACCAGGGGAAGCAGGAGCGGCTAGTCTTGGGCTAGGAGCAGCAATATTACTGCCAAAGGCAGCAGCACGAGCAATGTGGAAGCCAAATGGCTATCTAGCGAAAGGAGCAGCAGACCTATCCAAAGAAGTCTCTCCAAATATAACGCGAGAGCTTCTGATTCGTGAATTGCTAAGAAACGCTGGAACACAGATTGCCAATTAAACTTCATAAGAATGTTAAAATATACTTAAATACTAATAGGTGTATTCATGTCAAGAAACGGCTCAGGAACACAATCAAGTCCAGCCGGTAGCTTTCCCGTAGTTACCGGGACAATTATCGATTCGACTAAATTCAATAATACGATAAACGACATTAATAGCGAGATTACTAAGTCAATAGCTAATGACGGTCAGACACCTATTTTGGCGAATCTGCCAATGTCAGGGTTTAAGCATACGGGTGCAGCACAGGCTAATGCTGCTGGTCAGTATGTCGAATATGCCCAGGCAAACAGCACATATTTAGCAAAAGCAAGCAACCTGTCCGACGTAGCAAACACAACTACGGCAAGAACGAATATCGGAGCTGCTGCATCTGGCGCAAACACCGACATCACAAGCCTTAGCTCATCCGTAACAGGCACAACACAGGCTGCAAACGACAACAGCACCAAACTTGCAACAACTGCATACGCTGATGCAGCGGCTAACGTAGCCTCAAGCAAGATTCAGCCTGTCACAGCATCAGTCGGCAGTAATGCGCTGACTCTGACGCTGAACGCAACAAAGCTGGATTTCAGGTCATCGACGCTAACCAGCGGTACTGTCAACACTCGCACGGTATCAAGCCCGATCAGCGTTACCGTGTCATCAGGATCAACGCTCGGCACATCAAACGGCGTTTCTGCACGATTGGCAATTATCGCTATTGATAATGCTGGCACGGTTGAACTCGCAGTCACCAATCTGGCAGGCAGCGCTAACCTTGATGAATCAACTCTAATCAGCACAACCGCAGAGGGTGGCGCTGGTGCTGCTGACTCGGCAAACGTCATCTATTCGACTACCGCAAGAAGTAGCGTTCCGTTTCGTGTCGTAGGTTATGTTGATATTTCAGAAGCAACTGCGGGAACTTGGGCATCAGCTCCGACAGTGATACAGGGTGCAGGCGGATATGCACAGGTGCAGCGTATTGTCAGCTCGGCAACAGTAGCGTCCACGTCCGGAACATCAATCGATTTCACAGGAATACCGTCCTGGGTCAAGAGGATTACCGTGATGTTCAACGGGGTATCTACTAACGGTTCATCGCAAAGACAAGTGCAGCTTGGCGCTGGGTCGGTCACCACATCTGGGTATTCTGGTGGCTATGGCGGCGGCGGTGCTGCAGCGTGGAACGGCGCATCGTTGGCAACGGGTATTGCGTTTGGTAGCGTAACAGCGGCGGCTGACGTTTACAGCGGGATTATGACGATTTGCAACATGGGCGGCAACCTATGGGCTGCGGGGTTCTATGGTGGCTCGTCAGCAAGCAACTTCGCTGGCATCTCAGGCGGATCAATCACACTTTCGGGAATACTTGACCGCATTCGCATTACAACGGCAAACGGCACAGACGCTTTCGATGCCGGTAGCATTAACATCATGTACGAGTAACAGCCATGCAGAGAATTGAAGTCAATTGCCAAACCGGTGAACAAACCATTATCGACCTTACGCAAGAGGAAATCGACGCAATCAATGCTAATCAACCAGAGCCAGTGATCCCTAGCACAATCACAATGCGCCAATGCCGTCTGCAACTACTGACCGATGGCGACCTCGCCACAGTCACACCGTTGATCACGGCAGCAGGCGAGGCCGCGCAAATCGAATGGGAATATGCTGCGGATGTGCGTAGGGATCACCCATTGTTCTTGCAGATGGCTGCGGCACTCGGAAAGACCGATGCGGATGTTGATGCTTTCTTTTTAGCTGCCAGCGTCCTATGACCGACAAGTTAATCGAACAACTGAAGTTTGAAGAAGGTCTGCGTCTTGATGCTTACCACTGCACAGAAGGACGCAGGACAATTGGCTACGGTCACAACCTAGACGCTAAACCCTATTACAAAGGTTGCAGGATCGCCAGCAGCATCACCGAGAGTCTGGCAGAAGAACTGCTTGAATACGATGTCGAGACAACGATAGAGCAACTCGACGCAGCGTGGCACGGTTTTCAATTGCTTACCCGAGCAAGACAGGATGCCTGCATCAATATGGCTTTCCAGCTTGGAGTCGAAGGGTTTATGAAATTCCAGAAGCTGCGTGACGCACTTGTGCATTGTGATTTTGTCAAAGCAAAAGACGAAGCATTGCGGTCTCAATGGGCAAAGCAAACGCCTGCACGGGCGTTGCGTGTCGCCAATCAACTGCTGACAGGGGAGTATTACGCTGTATGAAAGATTACATTCTTGAGCGACTGCAAGAACCTTCAACCTGGCGGGCAATCATCTGGATGGCAACAGCTTGGGGGCTTGCATTATCACCAGACCAAAAAGAGGCCATTATCGCTTTCGGCATGGCTTTGGCTGGCGCTGCTGGTGTTTTACCTGATAACTTGAAACGGATGCCGGGTGAAGGGAGTGATTAAAGATGCCTGACGAGGCTTGCAGACTGGCCCAGGCAGAGGCCAACATTCAAAACATCTGCCGCAAGTTTGACGCCCATGCACTTCAGGAGCATGAGCAGTTGGAAGAGATACGGGACGCAATTTCAAAGATTCAGACATCAATTGAGTCTAATAAGGGATTTGTGAGGGGCGTCGCTTTCACCATCTCGGCTGTTGCCGGTGTGGTTGGGTGGGCGTTTCATCAGTTCTTCGGCAACGGTAACAATTAAATATCCACATCGCCAGGATCAAGGTTGACGTATCTCTGAAGCGTCGCCCAAGTTGAGTGCAGCGTTACTTGCTGCACTTGCTGGATCGTTAGTCCTCGCTCAAATAACCTACTGGTTGCTTCATGGCGAAGGTCATGGAAGTGCAGTCCCCTTATTCCCAGTAAGGAACAAGCGTCAGTAAAGTATTTCCCGATTGTTTTGCTGTTGTAAGGAAATACGCGCCCATTTCT